CGCACCGAGCCAAGTGGCAGGTGACAGGAACCCAGCTGCATATCTGTCGTCCGCAAAGGACTCGCGCCTGAGCTCGGGACCCTCGATCTTGCCCTGGTCCACGAGGTACTTGAAGTGCAGGTCGTCGAACGTGTTCACGCCCCACGAATCGATCAACTGGTTACGGAGAGCAAACTCGTAGTCAGTATGCACCTGCGAAATGCGGCGCTGCACGAACTGGGGGTAAATCTCCATGAGCCATTTAAGGTTCCCTGGCTGGCGGGGATCGATCATGGAATTCACATACCGATCGAAATCCGCCAGCTCACCCTGCGACTTCATGGCCGCAAGGTAGGCGACCTCATCTTCACCAATGTTGTCGACGCGGACCACAGGTGCGCCAGTCTCAGCAGCAATTGCAGTACGAACTGCCGCCTTGTTCTGAAAGTTCTCCTTATACTGGGAAGGCACGTCGTACTTCACGGGCTGCGTCGCGTCCAGGTTCACGTGGGATGGCATGTTCTCTTGACCAACGTTCAACATACGCTCGGGCACAGCGGGCCCGGGAGGAGCGAACTTCGTGCGCTGAGACAGCTCCGCCTCGCTCAGGACAGCACCAAACTGACGCCCGACGTCGGCCGGGAGACTCTCGGGCCCCGCACGATTATACAAACCCATCGCTCCAGTATTCGTGCCAGATAGCATCGTCATCTCCTAACTAGGCAACGATTAGAAAGTTATCCATGAGTAGCCAGAATCTTGAACCACAGGTGCAGGCGGCCAAAGTGTGCGGGCTTCCCAGTACGGTCGAGCAACTCCACTGTCAGGTTGCGCATCACCGAGTTCGTCGCGTCCACCCGCCTCACGACGATCCCGTCAGTGTCATACTTGTGCACATCGACGCCGCCCTTAGTGTTGTCTGCGTGCGACCCCGCGTACAGGATCGCGAACGCGCCGTTCGCGTGGCGGTTGTTGCTGATGACCTTGCCTTCAACCTCCTTGATGCGCAGGATCAGGTAGTCGTCCTGAATCATCTCGTGCGCGTGCTGCGGGCCCACGTTCCGCTTGTTCATGAGCGAGTACCCCATGAGCCGCACCTCCTCGACCTGCTTCACGCCGTGATCGAGCTCGGCAGTGAGTGACTGTCCGCTGCGCCACTCCTTCATGTGGTACATCGGGTACAAGTGTCCCCCACCCCACATCGTCACGTTCTGACGATCCGCCAGTGTCGCGATTAGCGTCTCTTCTGCGTCATGGTTAGGGTTAGCAATAGTGACTGCTGTCACGATTCGCTTTGACCTGTTCGCATCGATTGGCTCGTTGATCGTCGTCGCGTTAATCGAATGGTTCAGCCTCAGGGCGTAGTGTTGCACAGGCGGCACGTACTCTTTAGTGTCGTCGTCCCCCTCGGAGGTTGTAAACCAAGGATCGTTGTCAAGGAGGTTTTCTAGGTGTTGGCTTGTAGACACAGTTTTCCCATGTGGGATGAGCCACTGTGCAGCATGTGCATTCACTTTGTAGGTAATTTCTGTTTCGTCACCTACTAGGCGATGGATGGTCTGTGGCCCGTGGTCATATGCATCAGATCGCATTGCAATGTTAGACGTAGTCGCATTCCTGAACGCTTTGATCGGTACTTTCTCGACAACAGTTAGGTAGTCGGTAAAGCCTCCTGTTGATGGCACTCCGACACGGATCAGATCCCCCTTCATGATTTCCTTAAATGGGTCCGCGGTCGCGTCATATGGGAACGCGGCCGTCACCCAATCTGTCTCGTCCTCGACGATCACGGCGTAAGTCTCGGAAGATTCCTCGTGCAATCTCACGCTCTGCACCGCGCAAACGAATTGGTCATCGTAATCGTCCTCTTGGTTAGGGTCAGCGTTCGTCACGAACACATCGAGCACCCTGCGCTGACAATCCATTGCCTCAACCGTCTGTTGGAAAATGCCAACACTTTCCAACACTGCAGTAGACGAGCCCGATGTGGCAATGGTGGCTACTCACCAGGGTGATGTTGACGCTGCATTTGCTGACCTGGAGCATCTACTTTCTGCAGAGCGGCCTGTTCCCGTCATTGACGGAGATGCTCACCGTAAGGGGTACGCATACTCATGCTACACTGACCGCTGCGCAAACTGTGGAGACATCAATTTTGCCTACTCTAGCAGCACTTCGGGCCATCCTGGCAGCCGAGTTTGCGAGAGTTGCGGCGTGGTCGAGAATGCTCCTGTGTACTGGGAAACAATGTACGGCGCACTTATGCCTACGAAGTCGAGCAACTATAAACGCATTCATCACTGGCACGAGCGCATCAGTCAGCTCCTGCTTCTCGAATCTGAAATCCCTCGCGCAGAAATGCTCCAGATTGCCGAGCGCCTATGCGACGGCACACATGCAATTATCAACAAAGACACTGTCCGCTCGGTACTCCGATCTCTAAACATGCAACTCTACATCGAGAAGTGGCTGCAGATCATCTTCAAGGTCACGCGCATCCAGCCACCATGTCCCGGGCCCCTCGTAGTGCAGCAACTCGACTTCCTCTTCCAAGAGCTCCAGCGCCCTTTCGAAGCACACAAGGGGCCCGATCGAAAGAACTTCCTCAACTACAACTACGTCTTCTGTCGCCTCTTCCAAAAGATGGACTGCGCGCAGTTCGGCATGTTCTTCCCACTCATCAAGTCCAAGCCGAAGCTCAAGTCGCTAGACGACATGTGGGACAAGATGGCCGGGTCCATCGATTGGGAACTTAAACCGCTGGCGCCTGTCGCGCCATTCTCTGTGAGACTTGAGCAACCTGCACTTTTACTACAGCGCCTAGGGTCTGAAGTCGCATTGCCAATTCCGTCTGTGATCCGAGCAGCGCCGCTGAGAACGGTATTCCAAAGGTGGGATCGTCATCACGAAGAAACTCAGAGACGGAAGCAAGCGCGGCACCGTTCAGCCCCACTTGCACCAGAGTTTCAAAAACTAGGTTTGTTACGGAGGCGCCTGCGCTGAAGCTCGGCAGTAGACCCTCAATCACGGCACCAATACCGACGCCGAGTACAGTGTGTGTCACAGAGATTTGAATAGCGCGACCAGTGCTCATGAACTAACGTGTGTCTAGAAATTTAGATGTAGTTGCTCCATGGTGCTGGCATGATATCATGAACTGACATCAGATCGGACGCTGCCTCGGGGCCCTGATTTGGTGGGACCTCACAGTCTGATGTAAGTGCAGAGGCCCAATACTCTTCACTCCCCACCTTAAACTCCCCCGGGTCCTGTGCCTTCCACCAATAAAGCATTTCCAGTGGGTCGACAGTGTGCTCTGCGCATGTATCAATGACTAGCACCTCGTTATCCTCGGTGTACGCGTCTAGGATCTGTGCGAACGCATCCTTCGTGAGGAAATCTCCAAAGTCCTCCCACATAGCCTCGCGCTGGCCCTTCTGAATCGTCTTCATAATGAAACAGTAGTCCGTGTTACCGCGTAGGGTCGGTGTGATTGCCTTAGCGTACTGTGTTGTGATTAGGACGAAGAGCTTGTAATGGCGGCCGGCCACGAACAGTTCCATTAAGTTTGCGTCGTAACGCAGACGCTGGTCGCTAATCACGTCATCTAGTAGAATGAAGAAGGGCGCCTTCTTCTCCTTCTCCTCATCCGAGAGGTTCTTATCATTCAGTATCTTCTTCTGGCGCACGAAGACCGCGTCTAGGATCTCTGGCTCGTACTTGGGATAGATGTACTTGCTCGGTATGTACTGCCGCCAAAACTTGTTGAGTTCGTCGGTCTGGCTGATGACTATACCCGCTTGAAAGTTGTCCTTCATTAGATACATTAGATTCCTAAACACCCACGACTTCCCAGTACGGCGCTTACCTATAGCTACAACCGTCGCATCTAGTTTGATTTCAGATGGCTGGAACTCGGTAATGTCCGGTAGAATCACCTGGGCGTAGTTGTCCGAAGCCAAGACCGGCATCGTAGCATGCTTGCCATAAGTAGTGGCTTTCGGTTGGGCGGCAACTGGTGCGGCGGGTGCCTTAGCAGAGCCCGCGACACGTGGATTCGTCTTGCCAACTGGCTTCGTCTCAGTCTCCTTCGACATGCCTACTCATCAGTCAGAAAACTGCGTAGTCGTCTCCATAGTAGTCACCGAGTCGTCGTACGTCGAGGCGAACTCGTACTTGGCAGTAGCGAAGACGGGCACAGTGGTGCGCACTTCGAGCTTGGAGCGCTGACACACGACCGACACGTCCTCAAAGCTCCAGTGGATGCCGAACTTATCGCCACCGACGCCAGTGTAGACTTGGTTCGCGTAGGACGTTGCGGCGACAACGTCTCCCGGGGCGACGTTCCCGTTCGGTACCACAGTGCCTTCGTGGTCGCACACGTTGATCGTGCGCGCAAACTTGCCACCCATACCGTCCCAGGCGTACTTGCCAGTGGACATCTGCACCGAGTGACCGATGAGCGCACCAGACGCCTTGTCGTACTTGGGGCGCACCGTGCGGATCTGCAGCATCTTCACCTCCTCACGAGCGAGATTCTTACGCCCGAGTACCTTCAGCTGGTTGTTGTGCACGAAGTCCAGCAGCTTGTCGTCCACCTCCATCAACAGGGCCGCGAACGCCTCGAAGTTCGGGTTCTCGACGCCATTGATCGCACCGTCCGTGAGGTCGAGCGAGAACTTGGCCTTCTGCACATCGGTCGGACCCCACATCGTTCCGAAGTTCCCATCACCCGTACAGCGCGGCCAGTTCGTCACACACGCCGGAGTCACGAAGGAGACGTCAGTGTTGCCGGGGAGCTGCAGCATCGTGATAGTTGGCTTACCCTGACGGTCGGTGCCGAGGGCGAAAGTGATCTCGGAAACCTGCAGATCGCTCCACTGAGTGTAATTGCGGCGAGTCATCATTGGAAGTAGCGAGGGGGGTGTGGTAGCAGACGGCTCCCTTGACTATGAGTTAGAAAATCCAGTGTGCTCGCAGTGGGAGTGTACTGCATCGTGTCGACTTCCCTCGGAACTTTCACGGAACCGTACGAAGTTGCCACTTTATCATGACCAACCTTGGCATTAGGTATACCAATTCCGAACCAATCGACCGCCGCGGGGTTGATAGTGGGCGTCTTGCTGGAGAGGCCACCGTACGCCTCCTTAGCTCCCCTCCGTGGGGTATCGCTCCTCCGGGGTTCTTCCACGCACCACGTTGACCGCAGCGTGTTGCCAGCAGGCTCCGACGCAACTGTGCCGATAAACTGGGGTGTGAGATCCGGGATTGCCGCGAACTCGTTAAGGCAACCAGCTGAGTATACTTGCGTCATTCTTCTAACACACACGTTAGAAGAATGACTGATTAACTCTCATTCGGATCCCCACACTTCCCCATACAGTAGTGTTCCCCGACACAGGACATAGATTTCCCCTTTACCTTGCACCAGTCATGCATTGCTTCGTGTATCAGAGTGCCCACAATCTCTGCATGAGTCATGTCAACACACGCAATCTCAATCGCGTGGCCGTCTGTTCGCCCCAGTATGTCGTCGTCATCGTAACACATAGTAGCCTCCGCAATGCGCTTTAGGGCACCGGTATCGTCAAAAGTAATTTGCGAGGCTTTACACCGGTACTTGCGCACTGCGTGGTTGTGAAACGTGCGCTGCGCTGTCCCCGATCCGTCACGGAACAGTTGCTTCGCTTGCCACTTCGCGAGGCGCAGTCTGTCCTCCGTCACCAACTGTGTCTCCCCACTGGTATACGTCGGATAGACGCTGCCGCTTGGCACGTTGAGTGAGTGTCTCGTCTTCATCCTCGCTCTCATCGAAGGGGTCAGAAGAAGGCATGATATCCGTCTTGTACGCGAGCTCGTTCCAAAACTTGTAGAAGACCGAGCGCTCGATAGCGGCACTCAGGGTCGACTCAATTTTCAGCTTATCGTCCTTCGTGAGTGGGGGTGGCTTGTCGACTTGCGCCTGCATTGCGGCGTAGAATTGGGAATAGTAGTGCAGCAGGATCTCGAAGCTCTGCGGGTCGCGCATGACACGGTAGATCGCCATGCCCTCAGGAGACCAGCACACGTAGTCGCACCACTGCCGGTTGCAGATCTCCATGAGCGCGTTCATCTGTTGGTAGTAGTGCGGCGGGACCTGTTTGTGGATGCGGCCGCTGCCGTCGCGCTTGAAGTAGAAGGGGCACTTGACCTCGATCATGCCCTCGTCACCCACAAATCCGTCCGGCGACCCCGCGAGCCACGAGTAGTGCGGGTGAATGTGCAGACCCGTGGCGGTCACTAAGTTCCCAGTGAACGCCTGGTACGCAGTAATACCATTCATCTCGTTGTCGTTACCCCACTGACACGCCTCGTTGCCCTGGAACTTGTCGAGCCCGAGAGCACGCCGGTACGCGACGAGGCGCGATGTGTAACTGACTTGGCCCAGTGCGGCCCCGAGGTTCGACGCCGTCAATTTACCGCGACGAGCGATGTGCCATGCGGGGGTGCGCTGCTGCAGATCGGCCATTCTTCTCTATACTGCAGTGTTAGAATTTCTTCTGACGTGGTGTGTAGGAGATGACGTGGGGGTGGGCTGTGAGAGGCGATAACCTCGGAACGCCAGCGGAGTCGGCTGTTAAGGCTACATGGCCCGACTATAATGCGGAGTACTTGAAGAAGAAATTGAATGGACAGAAGCGTCGGTTTGGTCCTGACGACCTGGATGATATCGAAAAACAAGTGTATCTTCAGCAGTCTGTAAAGGGCTACGAAGCGGAAGCTGAAGCGTGTCTCAAGGAGGAGTTCAAGCAGTGGCTGCAGGGTACACATGAGGCGAACGTAGCGGACGAGATGGGTAACGGGTACTATGTCAATAATGATGGTCTTGGGGGCCCAAAGCGGCGT